GGCAAGAGCAAGGTGCTGGTACTTGGAACTATGTTTCAACAGACCAAACACTTACAGGTGGACAAACTTATTATATTGATATGTGGTGGTATGAAAACGGTGGTGGCGCAGCAGTTAAGTTATATTGGGATCAATCAGGATCAGTTGCATTGGTGCCTAGCTCGGCATATTCATTGACCGATCCTAGTGCATCTTCACCAACACCATCATATTCTTCTGGTCCAACTTCTGCACAACAAACAAGAATAAACACTGCTATTTCTAATGCTATTACAAGTGGTGAGGGGTCAAAGGTAGACGTAGATGTTACAGGAAATGACAATACTATTTACATTGATCAGGCAGGTGAACCGAGTTATTTACTATTAGATGTAATAGGTAATACAAACATAGTCGACATTGATCAGGACGCAACTGGCACTACTGGTTATGGTCATTATTCAGAGGTGCTTATAGATGGTGACAGAAACGATTTAGATTTACTTCAATCAGGTGCTGGCAACAAAGCTGCATTTGTAGATATCGATGGTAATGATAATGTGTTAGACATCATACAAAAAGAAGGTGGCAGTCACTATCTACAACTTGATTTAATAGGTGATGATCACAATGCAAACGTATTACAAGAGGGATCTGGCAATCATGCAGCAACAGTAGAACTGACAAACAGTGGCGGTGGTTGGGACTTTGATTTAATACAAAGTGGTAATACCAATAAAACATATAGTCTACCGCATAGCATGAGTGATGGAACCACTACTAGTGGAACTTGCTACAACGTGTCAGGGTGCACTTTAAGCGTTACGCAAGGCGACTAAATATAGTTGCGAAAGCGTTTTTATTATAAGGATATTATTATGTTTAAAATGTTATGTGTAGCACTCGCAGCATTATTAAGTTTTCCTGTTTACTCTCACGAAATGTTACTTGACCCAGCACTACAAGTACGAGAAGGACTTGACGAACTAAAGTTTGATCATTCTGATATCAAACAAATCCGTGGAACAGATCTAAAAGAAGCATATTGGGATATCTACGGACACTACCCCTCAAAAGTAAAGTTGTACAAACGAAGAATGAAGTTTAACGTTGACTGCAATCCTCTTTCAAAAGAAGACGATTTTTTAGAAGATGGACCACAACCACCAAAGGTTGCGCTCGCTACTATTGCATTAGGAACTATCGATAACTTTATGATAAAGATTATTCAAATACCACCTGGAGCAGAAGAGTGGATTGCTTGGGATGATGTATCGTTTATAACTCAAGAACATATAAAGAAAATATGCATTAGAGGTTGAAATGAAGTACAAGTTGGTCTCATACAAAAATTATGGTTTTAACACAACTGTATACTTTTATAGAGATGTATCGACAAACGTTATGGTGTCGCCATTCTTTGAATCTAAAGAAGAAGCAGAGGAATGGTTAAAAAAAGAAAAGGAAACGGAATGAAATACTTAGGATTATTATTGCTGTTCTTTGCATTTACAGCACAAGCAGATGATTCACCTTATTGTTTGACCAAAGCTCATTTAGCAAGAGACATGGCATCACAAATTCTTCAAGGATTAGATCCAAGCAAAATTAACTTTGCATTTCCTAATGTAAGAAGTCCAGAGGAAGCAAAGAAAGCACAAGAGTTTGCCGATAAACTTATGGCAGAAGTGCTAGAAATGATAAAAACTGAAGATGATACTAGAGTGATATATGAAACCGTGAAAGCAAAATGTAATGAATCAATTAGCGACGCTATCTAACGATAAAGAAATACAATTCATACTTGGTCCATGTCAAATAGAAAGCTATAATCATACTTTGTTTTTGGCATCGGAAATTAAAAAGATATGTAATAAATTAAATGCGAAGTTTATCTTCAAATCGAGTTTTGATAAAGCAAACAGAACTAGTATTAATGGTAAACGTGGTCTTGGAATGGAAGAGGGATTAACTGCTTTATATGCATGTAGGCATGCGTATGGTGTTCCTGTTCTAACTGATATACACGAACCATGGCAAGCAGAAAGAGTAGCAGAAGTTGTAGATGTAATACAAATCCCTGCTCTCTTGTCACGACAAACTGATCTACTTATTGCTGCAGGTAAAACTAAAAAGATTGTAAACGTAAAGAAGGGGCAGTTTATGTCACCCTTTGATATGAAGCACGTTGTCGATAAAATCAAATCTACAGGAAATGATAACATTTGGTTAACAGAGCGTGGAACGTTTTTTGGTTATAACAATCTAGTGAATGACATGCGTGGTTTAGTTCAGATGCGTGAAAGTAATTGTCCTATAATCTTTGATGCAACACATAGCGTACAGTCACCAAGTGGTCAAGGTGATAGTAGTGGTGGGGATAGAACTATGGTTCCTCACTTAGCACGTGCAGCAACTGCGATAGGAATAGCAGGGTTGTTTATGGAAGTTCATAACGATCCTGATAACGCAGCAAGTGATGGACCAAACTCAGTAAGATTAGATAATTTAGAAGATATACTAAAATCAATAATAAAAATTGACAAGGCAGTGAAATGAAAAAACTATTATCACCATATTGGGCACTGATAACTCTTGCGTTGCTCACGTTTGTGTTTTTACAAAAACCAAACTTCACGGAAAGTATAAAATTAAATTATTTCGATTCGTTGATTACTTCTCGTGATGCAGTAGAAAATAATATCTACACAGCAAACATTGACGAACAAGCACTAGAGAAATACGGGCAGTATCCGTTTCCGCGAGACGTGTATGCTTCTATCATTGAAGATTTGTATAACAGTGGTGCTGGTTTAGTTATATGGAATATTATGATGCCTGAGGCAGATCGCTTCGGTGGTGATGAACAACTGTCTGCAACGATGACGGAATATCCTGTTATCTTAGCAAGCAGACCGAGTGATAAAACAAAGAACGAACCAGTAAATCCAGGTGCAGTAATCATTAATGACAACTATCTTGATACATTATTACCTTATGCTGGAATCATTGCTAATATTCCTATCTTAGAAAACTCCTCAGTTGGTGCTGGTATTGTATCTACTGAACCAGAAATAGACGGTGTGAATCGTAGACTACCTACAGTTGCCGTAGTTGACGGTGTATTGTATCCCAGTTTAGCATTAGAAACTTTGCGTATAATCGCAGGCGATCCTAGTTTTCAAATTAAACTATCTCCACTTGGTATCGATAAGATGCGTGTTCCTCAGTTTGGACCAATCACTACAGATGCTGAAGGTAGAGTTTGGATAGATTGGGCACAACGCAGTAAGTCATTCTCCGTATCAGATATGCCTGAGGATATCGGTGGCGCAGTGGTTATTGTCGATGTGACTGCTGCAGGTATCGCTAATCCAGTTCCTACACCTATGGGTGCGATGTTCCCTGCTGAGATACAAGCATCTATGTTAGGAACTATGTTCAATCAGACTAACATCGAACGACCCTATTGGGCAGAGAATATAGAGATCCTAGGACTCTTTTTAGCGTCACTGACGCTTATTATCGTTTCACGATGGATATGGGTAGGGTTAGGACTAACTGTGGTTCTGGCTGCTTCTGTAGTCCCTCTGAGCATGTATTATTTCAATAAAAACCTCTTTTTACTGGATGCTACCGCTCCAACCATCACTATAATACTTGTTGCACTGCACACCTATGGTATCAAGTTCGTGCGTGAATATCTAGAGAAACAAGCAATAAAGAAGCAATTTGCTGGATATTGCTCACCAGAGGTGGTGAAACTATTACAAGAAAATCCATCATTAGTTCAAGACGGTATCAAAAAAGACATTACTATTTGTTTCAGTGATCTACGAGGTTTCACGAATTTAGGTGAAAAGTATGGTGATGATGTAAAGGGTTTGACTGAAGTGATGAATGGTTATATGGATGCGATTACGCAACCAGTGCTTGATGCAAATGGTATGGTGATTAAATATATTGGTGATGCATCAATGCATATACATAATGCACCGATGGATGATCCTAATCATGCATATAATGCAGTTCAAACAGGACTAAATATGCTTTCTGCGGTTGATAAATACAATGAGTTTTTGGCAACCAAAGGAATACCTGAAGTCGGCATGGGTGCTGGCATAAATTCAGGATTCGGATTTATTGGTGAGATGGGTTCAACTTCTCGCCATGCTTATGATGTGTTAGGTGATGCTGTAAGTACCACTGCAAGACTTGAGAGTCAATGTAAAAATTATGGCGTGTTATTAATTGTTGGTCCAGAAACATATGCAAGGACTAAAGATGATTTCTTTTATTTGAAACTTGATGATTTAGCAGTAAAGGGTAAGTCGTATGGTCTAGATATCTATACGGTGTTGCGAGGGAAGAAAGGTGATACATTTTCTTGGGGCAATCACTATATGGTAGATTGGGCTGCTGATAAAGAACTGCACGATCAAATGCATAATCTTTATCGATTGAAAGATTTCCAAATAGCCATTAGTGTATGTAATAAATTAAAAGGTTCATTTGATGGACAAATGGATTCTTATTATGATATGTGGATTGAACGATGTGAGTTTATGAAGACGCAAAAACTTCCAAAAGATTGGAATGGCGTATTTGTAGCCACAACGAAATGACAAAACTAATTGCTATATTATTATTGTTTACAACTAATGTCTATGCTGATAGGATAACAGAAATGTTTCCCATGGAAGAATGTCAGTATAGAGCAAGACTTGCAGCAGGCGCAAGTTGGTTGCGAATACAAAAAAAGGCAGATAGTTGCGAAACATTAAAAATATTTTGGCACGGAGATGAAACGGAATACGAATTATCTTATGTTAAAGAATGGATGTGTAAAGGATTTGAATTAAATCTAGATCCTATAAAAACAGGCGATTTGATTTATATAAATTGCATGAAGTTAGTAAAATAAGAGATAAGCTTTGGTATTTGTGCTTGTACCAAAAACAAATATCATTTTTCAATAACAAAAGGAGACTAACATGTCTTTAGATTGGAACTTAGCAGTGCATGTTGCTGTCGTTACTGTAGTTGTTAACTTAGTAGGTAATGCAACAGGTTGGTGGTAAGCCACAAACCACGTTAAATATATGAATTGAGGTTTTTGGTGGGTTCCTTAAAAACCCACCATCTTTATTATGATAATAATAAAAAATATATAATAGGAGACGGAATAATGGATTTTGTAATAGAACAACTGACCACTTGGTGGCAGTTTACTGTTGTAGGTATCTTGATTATAATTGGTTGGGTAGTCAATATGTTTGGCGTCGACCAAAAAGATCGAACACTCATTGGATTTTCATACAAGGATATGCCTTCAATGAAACCCATCAAAATAGAAACCGCAGGAAAAGGTTTTTGGGGTGCTATAAAGATGTGGTTGTTAGGCACAAGAAAGTGGGAAATAGATAAAGACTTCCACTATACAATCAATGGCGAAAACTACATCATACCAAAAGGATTCGAGTTTGATGGTGCTAGTGTTCCTAAGTTTCTAGCATCGTGGTTATCTCCTACTGGCGTTCTACTGATGGGTGGTTTGATACACGACTACGCATACAAGTACGAGACACTTCTCAAGAAAAACAAAAAAGACACCATGGGTAAACTTACTCAAAAGGGTGCAGATATCATATTCCGTGATATCAATATCGAACAAAATGGATTTCACCTACTAAACTATCTCGCATATTGGGCATTGCGTCTTGGTGGTTTCATGGCATGGAACGGACACCGCAAACGTAATAGTCAAATAGGACATTAAACATGTACGAATATAAATGTAAAATAAATCGAGTGGTTGATGGTGATACGGTTGACGTAGATATTGATCTAGGATTTGGTATTGTATTAGCTAATGAACGTGTAAGAGTTATGGGTATTGATACACCTGAGTCACGCACTCGTGATAAAGTAGAAAAGAAGTTTGGTCTTGCTGCAAAAGAAAAACTTAAAAGTCTATTAGGCAAAACCTCTATATTGAAAACTCAAATCAATAAGAATGGTGAAGATATGAAAGGCAAGTTCGGTAGAATACTTGGCGACTTTGCTGTTGAATATAAAGGACAAGAAGGATGTCTTGTTACTGATATTATGATTGATGAAGGGTTTTGTGTTCCTTACTTCGGTGGTTCAAAAGAAGAGTTAGAGGAAATGCATATGAAAAACAGAAAGAGACTTATCAAAGACGGTATTGTCACTCTATAAAAAAAGGAGACCCGAAGGTCTCCTCAAAGGGTAGAACAGAAGAGGGCATCACTCCTCTGCTAGTTTTTCAAAGAAGGATAGACTTTCGTCATCCTCATCCCCGAAAGATACTTCATCACTTACTTTAGGTGCTGGCGCACTTTTAGGTGCAGGTGCAGCAGCAACTGGTGCAGGTTCATAATCTTCTGCTGTAGAAGCAGGAGCATTCAAACCTAATACACGATCAAGTTTTGCTTTGAGTTCTGCATAAGACTTAAATTGTTTCTTATCTAAGAAGTCTTGCAAAGAGTGTTGTTGATTATACACTTTCTCTAATTCGTCATCATCACCTGCCAATAGTGGCGAAGTAGAATCAAATTCAGACTTATCATAGTTCCGATATCCTTCAACCTTACGAATCTTCAATTTAAAGTCAGCACCTTCCCAAAAGTCAAATGGGTTTACTGGTGTCTCATCCTCAAACTCAGGATTCATTGATTCGTTGAGTTTATCCCAAATCTTTTTACCGAAGGAGTATAAAAACACCTTGCCTTCGTTAGCAGGATTAGCAGGATCTTTTACAACATAGATGTTAGCATGGTACTTCAATCGACGTTTCTGTTTCCTTGCTTGCTCTTTACCAGCTTCGGTTCCGTTGTTCCATAATGTAGAATTTAACTCACCAACTGGATCTTTTTCACCGATAGTTGTAAGAGAGTTTTCAATATACCATCCTCCTGGACCTTGGAATCCATGATCAAAGATACGCACCCATGGCACGTCCTCATTGGCAGGAGCAGGTAGAAACCGAATCACAGCAAAACCATTGCCTGACTTATCAACCTCTGGTTTCCAAAAGCGATCGTCGCCACTTCGTGACTGTTGTTGTGCGCCAGTAGATAGTTTGTTAGATTCAGAAACTAAATGTGACAAAGAACTGCCACGGGACTTCTTTAGACTTGCAAAAGACATATGTTTACCTCGTATTTGCGTTGTATGTTAATCGTATCCACAATATCATAATATAAGCATCTATTATACTACATTTAGGCAAAGGAGTCAAGCACTATTTTACGATACTTGCCTTTGTCTATTTGTATCGCCTGATGAAAAAACGGACGATACTTATTCATCAGAAACAACAAATCATTCATCATTCTATCATCATACTTTGACCATAATTTAGAATAACCAACCAAATCATCAAGAATGATAAGTGTTTCCAACGAAATCTTTTTACGAAGATACAAACGATATAACAATGGATGTCTACCGTCTTTCATCTTCAAACATGAATCAAGAGATACATCTTGATCCACAATACCTATTATATCCTCTTTAAAGGTATAAGTCAAGGAATCTATTTTCTTTTTCCACTTCTTCATCTGTATCAGATTTTCACCTGACATTAGATTCCCAATCCAATGCTCAGTTCCAGAAGTATAGTTTGCTAAAAGGAACTGAACGAATTCTTCTTTCTTAAACTTGCGTGATGCCTTCTCAAAAAAGTATCGATCTTTTCTGCTGAGAAAGGCAGTTTCACTTGCTCGTACTTTGCCATTATATTTGAAATAATCATAAGTCTTGCGAGTGAAGTGTTGATTCAATGCAAGGTATATTCTGTATGTGTCAAACGCAGTCATTAGCATCATATAGGAAGTTTTGCACCTTCCTTTTTGATCATGTTTAACTCTTGACACTCAACTGTCATCTTTTGTTTAATCAATGGTGATACAAGTTTTGCTGCAGTTTCAACTTCCATTTGATTATTTTCACACCAATGTAGCACCGCATCGAGATATGTTAGTTTATGATCTCTTACCAGTTCTTCTACGATAATAGAGAACTTTTCTTTCGTCATTACATTGATCATTCGGGATTCCCTATTGGTTTAGAATAAACTCTATTATAAAGGATTTACACCAAAAAGTAAAGCTTTTTATGTAGCGAATGACTTTCCACAACCACAGGTCGCTGTTGCGTTTGGATTCTTTATAGTAAACTGAGCATTGAGACCATCGTCCTGATAGTCTACTGTGCATCCTTGAAGATACTGCATACTCATAGAGTCTATAATAAGGTTATCGACTTCGAAGTCATCCTCCTCTGCCTTCTCCTCAAACGTGAACCCATAGTTGTAACCAGAACAACCGCCACCTGTAATGAATAATCTAATTTTCATTGTGGTCAAAGATTGCTCTAGTGCAATGTCAGAGATTTTCTTTTTTGCTGCTTCTGTAAGTTCTATCATGGCAATACCATATCTGGTTTTATACCAGTTTGATTTATTCTCCTCGGAGAAACTGGCATTGTATACGAACTACTACTTGACGCACTGGTAGAATTATCTACAACTGTATTGCTGTTATCAACCATCACTACTCCATTTCGAGATTGTGCCTGTGATGCAGATATAGAATTTACCGCACTACCTCCAGCCGATGCTGAACCAGTTCTAGACGGACCAATACCACCACCACCACCTTGACTCATAACACCAATGCCATAATACTCACTGGACTTACTTCCATAAGCATCTTGTTTGACATTACCAGCTTTTAGTTGTGCTGCACCACCTGCCCCAACTAAGTGTGCTGCAGCAAGAAATCCCGCAACCTCTTCTGGACTAGACTGATTATCAATAACCTTTTTGCTTTTCAAATATCCTATTTGTTTATTGGTATATTTTCTCATAGCATCTTCTTGCATAGCAGGATTTCTTAGAAACTCTTCCTTGCTACCCTTCAACCAATTTTTAGGATCATTTAATGCTTTGTTACTGTTAACACCTGACTTCACATATCCTGCATCTTGTAATGCCATAGCACCCATTTGGTACATACCCAAATATCCTATGGTATTTTCAGCACCATAATCGCCACTACTTTCTCGTATACCTATTGCAGTTTTATATGAAGCGTAATCAAATCCACCAGAACTAGAAGAGGATGTAACTTGACCGCCAGTAACTTTCGGTTGAGGTTTATTCAACATTCCTTGAGTTAGTGTACCTGCTGCCAAAGCAGCTACTGCTGCATCACCACCTAATCCTTGTACTTGTTTTACGAACTGACCCATTGCGGCACCGTCGCCAGTTTTTTGTGCTGCAATAAATCCTTCTTGTAATGTAGTCGCAGTATCTTTAATTATTGTTGGATCGCCACCAATACCAGTTGACATATTGAGTGCTTTTTGTACTAGCAATTTATCCGAATCTCGTAAATCGTCATGAGCAAGAATTCCTCTAAGTTCACCTTGGGTTAACTCACCAAGACGCGATGCATCAATCTCACTCTTTCCAATATAATCGTGGTCATATATACCTTTATCGATAGCAGATTTTAAAGCAAGTTTTTCATTTAATTGTTTTTCAAATTCTTTTGCTTGCGCATCAAATCTATCATCCGCTTCATTGAAACTATCTTCTGCAGCCTTGAGTGATCGAAGTAATGATTCACCTGCAGTGCCACCAGCATCTTCAATTAATTTAACTTGTCTAGCAATCTCGTTATATTCATCTGCAGCAGATTGTCTTTGCTCAAATAGTTTTTGAACAGTAGCCTGTTCAATAGTCGCTGAATCTAAAAATTGTTTTTCACGCATCAACTTATCTTTTTCTAGTTGATATTCTTTCTCACTCATATTACTTCTGTCAGCTTCTAATGCTGCAAGATTTGCTGCTAATCCTTCTTTTCTTGCTATTAAACTCTCACTAGATTGTATAAACTCTTTATCGAAATTAGGGTCAAAGTAATCACCGATCCAACCCCCAACCATATTACCTAATGACGCACCAAGTACTGCACCCATTGGTCCACCAACAATACCAATTGCTCCACCAATAGCACCACCAATCAACCCACCAAGATCTTCACCTTGTAATTCAGTTTCAATTTTATCATCTAATTCAGCAGAGAAAAGATCATATCCATCTTTAATGTTGACCGCAAGTGATTCTACAATTGCTACAGGTGGAAAAACTCTAGCAAGTATTTTTGATGCTTTGCTAGCATCTAATGCTGTATCTGCAATCTTTCCAGCTTTAACTACATCATCTGCTACTGATCCAGATACCTTCCCTGTTTTGCCGCTTTTAATTTTTTCTTCAAGAATTTTTTGTTCTGCATCTGCTAGTTTTTTAAATCCATTTTGAGATTTTTGTGAAGCTTTGCTATTTGCCAGTCTTTCCTTTGTATCAGCCTTTAATTGTTTCTGGGACGCTTTTTGTGCTTCAGTAAGCTTTTTAGTTTTTTTAGTAAGATCATCTACAGCATCTGCTGCTTTAGGTGTCTTTGTAAAAAATTTCTTTATTTGATTGAGACCAAATGCGCCACCAACAGCAGTAGTAACAGCTTTAGCGATAAAAGATCCAATACCACCTCCACCAGATTCACCATCACCATTACCACCAGTGGTAGCACCGACACTAGCACCTGCTAACTTTTGTCTCCGAAGTTGTCGCATTCTTTCTCGACGTGCTTCATCTTCTGATTGGTAGTATTCACTATGAAGTTCGTAAGTCTCATCTAACCAACTTTCAACTCTACCCAATATTTGAGTTTGGTTATCTAGTTTATCACCGATATCACTAAATCCACTCTTCATCTTTGACGAGAGTTGAGATTGATTTTTTAGAGACTTTTCTTGATATTCTTTAGTCTTCGAATTAAAAAATGGTAGTGCCATAGTTGACTCTTATCTTTTTTGGTTATTGAGTTCTTCTATATCTTGTAAATGTTGTTTCAATAAAGTTACATACACGTCTCGTTCAAACGGTATCATGTTTTCTAGTTCTGTCAATGAATACTTATGATGATGGATCAAAGCAAAATTCATCTGATACATGTTTATCAAACTTTCATGCATCAGACCAACATAAAAAAATCTTTGAGTCCCTCCACCAACGCATAATCTTTTTGTTTACACTCCTCGCAGTCCCATTCCATCAAATGACTTAACGATGGACCATCAGTAAAGAATGCTAATATCTTTTCAAACTGATCTTTATTTAAATGATCCAACCATTCATCTAATTCTTCTGTAGTAAACTCATCATAAACATTTTCACTATCGTAAATATATTCAACATTATCTTTCACCATAGCAAATAGATTTGAAGCAGTTCTTTCCATCATCTTTTCATCACTGTAGGTCGGATATGTTAGTTTGATTCCGATGCTATCACCCAATTCAATCTTACCATCACTCACGCTACCAGTAATCGATAAATCTTCAATGTCGAATACATATTTTGTTTTTGCTTTGCATTCATTATCACTATTGTGACTGAGAATCATTTCTATTTGCTCACCCACCGACTTCGATCTTATTTGCATAAACAACCATTCGACATCAAATGTTGATAGTTTGTCTACATCAATACCTTTAGTCAATATACAATTTTTTAATAAATCTTTAACCGCACCGATGATTGTTTCTTTTTCTCCATCTTCTAATGCAATTAAAAGTATCTTTTCTTCTTTTACTAAAAACGGTCTATATTTTATATTTTTATTTGTAGATGGTAATTTAGTCTTAAACTCAGGTACAGATAATGTAGGTAACATTCTCAATCTCCATAATTAAATTATTTTTTTATTGTCCAGATGCTAATCCTGTAAACACTCTAGTTGATGGGCTAAGGGTTGATGCTTCTCTTTGGTCTATTCCAATCAGTATAGGTTTATTTGGATCGCGTGGATCAACAACGATTTCTTCATTTTCTTCATTTTCTTCTTCGTGTGTTGTTATATTATAATAACGATGCGCAAACTGCAATGAAAGTTTAGCGAGACTGTCGTCACCCCAACCCATTTGTACACCATTCATAATAATAGGATATGAATCAACAAGTTCTATTGTAGTTCTTAATTTTCCTGTGTCATCAAACTGCCTTATATAAACATTTGATTTATAATTATCAAAATATTTTACATTGAACGATCCACCAAATCCTTGTGGAGTTGTATCTATCATACTTTGCATCCACTTTTCAAAAAATATCTTTTCACCCATATTTGCACTTAATAAAAATGTAATCGTTACATCTGAATGCACTGCAGCATAAGGAACTTTATTAACTGGACCATTCATGGAGAATCTTTGATCTATTGTCATTGCTGTTCGACCAGGAATTTCAACACTATCTGCTCTATATGTTAGATTTCTTATTTCCTCTGGATCTAAATTAAATGCAGATGGTGGACTAATCAAAACCTCAAAGTGTGAAGTCTTAGCAACTCCACTTTTAAGTCCATCACTAATCATTTTTCTTATGTTGAATGCCATTAGATTGCCCTTCTTGAGTCTCTATAAACTCTTTGTGTGCTTGCCTTTTCAAATCTTTGCGTTGGTAGCATTAGTGCTATATCCCATTCGGTTGCTGGCACGTTATAAAATCTAGATCTAACATTTGAAGCAAGGTAATGTTTGAATGTTGGTTTAAACAATCTAAATTTTGAAGCACCTTGTAATGTTTCATATGATAGTCTAAGTTTTGTTGTTCTGTCGTATTTTTTATTTGATACAATACCATAAAGATTATCCATCAACTTTGCTCGTAATACTGGTGGTAGATAATGTAAGTTTATACCATAGAAACCACCTGATGCTGGACCAACCATAAAAATCAAAGGAAACCTGTCATAGTATGGTAGTGTTTTCTTGCCTTTAGGGTCATAGAAAAAATGATACATTTTACCTACCGTTGGAGATGCTCTTAAATCTTTATCATCAGCATTCGATAATATCTTATCAGGATTTGCACCTGCCGTTCGTTTAGCAGCTCTTCTAAACCAATCGCGTGCTTCTTGGCTTCGAGCAGGTGTTTGACCAGCACGAAGTCCTCTTGTTAATATGTCGTCGAATAAGGTTGCCATGATACTATTTAGTCTTCTTGCCGAATAATTGTTCTTCAGTTAACACCTGAAATTTCCAGTTTCTATCTTTACAATAACGAACCGCTGCTTCCCACTTTGCTTGATTAACTCCCCAAGTGGTCACCTCGTTAATGTATTTCTTTGTGACACGACTCTTTTTCTCTGGAGGACGAGACTGTGCTGCAGGTTTTACTTCAAATACAACTATCTCACCTTTGCTAGTCTTAACAATGAAGTCTGGAAAATATCGATGTTTTTTGCCGTCGATAGGAGATCGATAGGGTATGGCAAACTCTTCACTGCCCCACCATATTATGTCTGGATTCTTATCAAAGTATGAACACACATTTAGTTCCCAAGAACTGCGATATATAATATTGGTTGGATCGCCTTTATACTTCTCAGGAAACTTTGGTTTAAACCTACCTTGATGATACTTCATACAATCTGTATAAATAGTTAACACAAAAATCTATTTATTACAAAGGTGTATAAATGTCTGCAGCGATGAAGCGAGAAGGTAGAATAGGAGATGGATCTTTCTATTACTTTTTCCCCCAAGAAGTCACCAATCAAAACTACATGATGCTTCAAGTGTTGGAAAAATCTCGTGACGATAAGTTTGAGGTTCAAGAAGGCAAATCAGTTGGTCGTGTTTTCATTTTTCCAATCCCTGCAAATCTATCAGTTGCTTCTAAAACGGATTACGAAAACAAGGGTCTTGGGATTCTAGGCGCATTGGGCGCAGGACGACTTAACACCACAGGAGCATTAGATGATGTTAGTTCTGCTCTTATGAATGGTGCTTCTGATGTATTTGATGGTAAGGGTTTAGATACGGGGGATGGCACACAAACAGGATTAGCAATTGGTGCAGTAGGACTAGCGTCTTTTGCTGCTTCAAAAATAGGTAAGAAATTAAAACTTGATGGATTGGCAATTGGTGGTCTTGCTGGTGCTACAGCTGGTGCAACAGTAGTTGAATCATTAGGACTAAAAGCAGGACTTGCGGTAAATCCACATCTTGCTGTTTTGTTTAAGGGAGTTGGATTAAGAACATTTGCATTCCAATATAAATTTGTTGCTAGAAATCAACAAGAATCTAATCAACTGCGTGACATAATAAAAAAACTAAACTACCACATGCATCCAGATTATTTTGCTGGAAACTTTGCATTTAAATATCCAGATGAGTTTAGAATAGAGTTTTCACAAAATAGAAAAGATTGGTTATTTAATCTTAAAGATTGCGTAATGACAGATATGACTGTTAATTATAATGGAGAAGGTATGCCATTGTTTTTTGAAGATGTTGGTGGTCCAGTTTCTATTGATATTTCAATGTCATTTCAAGAGACTAAGATATTTACAAAACGTGATTATGCTGAAGACTATGAAGTGGAAAGAGATCCTGAGAAACAAGTAGAACCAGAACCGATGAAATTTAATGGAAGATTAATTCAGACACCAGAAGAGATAGAGCAAGAACGTCGACAAGATGTAGCAACGGAAGTTGCGCGCTCATTCTTATTATAGGAGATTAATCAATGAGTAATTATTTTTCATATTTTCCCACTACTGAACATGACCTAACTAATATTGGTCAGACGGTTAATCTTACTAATATTATTAGAAGGTTCAAAGTAAAAAGTTCTTTGTTTACAGATACACGTGCCTATCATGAATATTCTGTACGAGCAGGCGAAAGACCTGACATCGTAGCAGATAAGTTTTATGATGATCCTAGTTACGCTTGGTTAGTTTTATTGTTCAACGAGATTGACGATCCAATATTTGGATGGCCACTATTCAACAAAGAGTTTGACGATTACATCATAGGTAAATATGGTAGCATACCAAACGCACAAGGCACTGTTCATGAGTATCGCAAGGTGTTAACTGAAAAATCAGTTAAGTTTGATGGAACTATTATTGGAAAAAGAACAGTCACCATAGATTTAACAACATACAATACATTAGGTGAATCTGTGAGAGAATCAATATCAAAGTATGACTATGAAGAAGAACTAAATGATAAGAAAGCAGAAATAAAAATATTAAAACCAAGATATGTCTCAGAAGTGCGAAAACAGGTTCAAGGTATTTTAAAAGATGGCATCTGATGGATATAGACATGCTGGGGATGTTGAGGTAGAATCTGCAACACTGATACTTTCTAATCAACAGGTTATTGATATATCAGAACTTGTTGCTGAAACCAACATATACCAAGACTTATTTAATCACTATATCGAAGCAGATTTTGTGATGAATGACTCTTTCAACCTTTTTGCGCAGGGATGTTCTGGCACAGAGATAGTAGAAATATCATTTAGAAATAAAGTTGGTCCAGAAGCTTCACCACAACCAGAATTTATTCGTCATGTTTTCTTTGTCTATGAAATTACAGATAAGCAAAGGATATCTGAATTTAAAGAAGCATATATTATGAATTGTATTAGTTTTGAAAGATATCAGACGATTCCAGAAAAGATTAGTCGATCATATGGACCGTCATCTATCAAAGACATGGTGCAAAAAATAAATTCTGAATTTATCTATAATGATTCTGCTAAAACTTTCTATAGAGAACTTTCTAAAATAACAAATTATACTAAAACAAAAGAAGGTATATTTGATGAGACAAGTGGGCAGTTTCAATATGTCATACCAAATATGGTGATAGATGATGCAATAGATTTCTTATCTAGTGAATCAGACTCTAACGACCATATACCATTTTATACTTTCTATGAAGACGCAAATGGATTTAATTTTAGAAATATTTCTAATTTAATATCACAACCTATCGCTGCAACTTATCATCATTTGCCCACAAAAACTGATGCACTAGAAAGAGATGCAATTAACGATAGACAGAATGACTCTGCGCAAAACTTTGATGACACATTTAAAATTATATCGTATAATGTAGTCAAACAAAATAATATATTACAAAATACAAACTCTGGGATGTATAAAAGTAAATCAATAGATATTGATATTCATCGAAGAAAAGCAAACATTTCAACATTTGACTATGATAAGTATTCTGACAAGTTTAAGTTTATTCAAAATAAAATTTTAGGTGGATCAGATGGATCGCCTGTAATTTCTTTAGGAACTAGTAGAAAAGGTCATGAATCTGATAAGTTGTTGTCCGTAGAAAATCATCTACCAAAAAGAACAGATCAAACCAAACCAATTACTGATAGTTACAAAAGATCTATATTTAATGTTGTAATGGAAGTAATAGTTCCAGGGAGTGATACAATAATTATTGGTCAGATGATCGAACTGATGTTTTATCGTACAATTGGTGATGAAGTAAGGTTAGATGAGTACGATAAATATCTCAGTGGAAAATATTTAATCACCAAAGTTCGTCAAAAACTTACTGGGGCGAAAACAGGTGTTGACTATGTAACTGTAATAGAATGTACCAGAGATGGTATAAAAGAAGACTAAAGGAGAAAGAAATGCCATTACCAGATTCAAAAAGAGCAAAACAAATGCTTGCAGAAATCGTAACTAACGAAGCACCAACACCAAAGCGAACACGCAGAACTGCTACGGTAACAGAATCTACTATTAGACCTGCGTTTTTGCAAGAGGTTGTAGAACCAGAAAATCAAATCCCAGAGGATGACGCTGAGTAAATATGCGTGAGTTTATTGGTAGAAAAGGTTTCACGTGGTTTGTTGGAGTTATAGAGGATAGAAATGATCCTGTAAAACTTGGACGATTGCGTGTACGATGCTTTGGTTGGCATACTGAAGACAAGGGACAAATCCCAACGGATAAACTTCCTTGGGCGATGCCGATGAATAGCATTAACTCAGCACAAACTAACAACATCGGAACATCACCGACAGGATTAGTTGAAGGTGCTTGGGTTATAGGATTCTTTTTAGATGGTGATCGTGCGCAAGAACCTGTTGTTATGGGAACACTTGCTACTATTCCTTCCGAGTTGGCAAATACTCAGGAAGGATTCTACGATCCCAACGGAAAGTATCCACAGGTGATTGATGAACCTGATGTAAACCGTCTATCAAGAAACGATAGTGATAAACCTCATGATGTGCTTGCTAGTAAAGAAAGTGGAAGAACAACAAATGTCACCATAGCAAATGGTGGTGGTGTTTGGAATGAACCTGTTTCAGCATACAACGCAACGTATCCCTACAATCATGTAAGGGAAACTGAGTCAGGACACATCAAAGAGTTTGATGATACTTCAGGCAACGAGCGTATACACGAGTATCATAAGAGTGGTACATTCTATGAGGTTCAACCTGATGGAACTAAAGTGACTCGTGTGGTTGGAGAAAACTATACGATTGTTGCTAAAGGCAATGATGTAAATATAAAGGGCAACTGCAATCTAACGATTGATCAAAACTGCACTACTTACATTAAAGGCAACTGGGATATACAGGTTGATGGAAATAAAACAGAGGTTGTAAAAGGTAATGTTGTAGAATCATATGCTCAAGATCAAGGAAGCATACATGCAACCGTAGTTACTGGTTCTAGAACCGTAAATGTTTCAGATAATGTAACAGAAGTTGTTGGTGGATACTCTATATTAAATGTAACCAAAAATTATGATGTCGATGCACTAAGAATTGATCTGAACTAATGAAAGGTAAGTTTAAAATACTGAATGGCGGTAATGTAATTGAATATGATGATTACAATGATATACCAGTAATTTTTGATAATTTAATTAGTTTTAAACCATATTGGCCTGAACCACCACACACAGAAGAAGATCATGCATTAATTGAAACATTTAATGATAAATTAAAAGAACTAATGAAAAGAGAGAAGAAATAATGCCATCAGTAACAAGAAAAGGTGATGCTGACGTTCCGCATTGTTCTGATATGGTAAGAGATGCTCACAGTCCAAATGTCTTTTGTAATGGTATACAAATAAGTAGACAAGGTGATGTAAACACAAGACACTTATTACCTGGAGCACCTTGTCCTGTTCATGCTGCACCAATTGCTGTAGGATCAACTACTGTATTTGTGAATGGTAAAGGTTGTGGTCGTATTGGTGATGCAATTAGTAGTTGCACCTCAGTTGCTGCAGGAAGTGCAAATGTTTTTGCTGGTGGGTAGTATAAATAGACTAAACTAACTGTTCTCTCTTTAAAGGGGACATCCTTATTATAACGCGAAGGCGAATTGAAGTCAAGGATTTTTTATGAATATTCATGATTCTATAGTAAATTTATTTGAAACGTATACTTTTGAAAGCGAGAAGTTTGCTAGTGGTAATAAATCGGCAGGAACACGTGCTCGAAAAGCACTTGCTGAGATAGCAAAACTTTGTAAAGAGCGTAGAGCAGAAATACAAAATTTAAAAAACGGGTAGATAAATGGCAGAACCAAAGGCAAATTTCTTCAGCGATATTGCACTGGGATTTAACGCACATCCAATTACTGGAAATCTGCAGCGCAAAACCGATGATGAAGCAATCAAACAGTCAGTAAAGTCTTTGGTTTTAACAAATTTTTTTGAAAGACCATTCAAACCTAATATTGGTTGCTCAATAAGATATTTGTTGTTTGAGTTATTCACACCTGCAACCAAACAAATGATGGAAAATGCGATTAGTGAGGTTATAAGAAACTACGAGCCACGTGTGAATTTGCAAACAGTAAACATAAAAGAAGATCAAGATCGTAATCGTTTAGAAGCGACTATTATCTTCCGAATAAAGAACAGACCAAACCAACCGATTAATTTAAGCATTATTCTAGAAAGAGTAAGGTAATGGCTACCGCAAATACATATCTGAAGGTAACTGAAGTAGATTTTGATCAAATACGAACAAATCTAAAAACGTATCTAAGCACACAAGATCAATTTCAAGATTACAACTTTGAGGGTTCCGCATTAGCGACGCTCTTAGATGTTCTTGCATATAATACTCATTATAATGCATTCTATTTAAATATGCTTGCGAATGAGATGTTCTTAGATACTGCTCAGCAAAGAGACTCGGTTGTATCACGTGCTAAAGAACTTGGGTATACACCAACTTCAGCAATTGGAGCACAAGCAAATGTATCACTGACATTTACTGGAATTGCCAATAATGTTTCTCAATTTACCATCCCAAGAAATGCAAGTTTCACGACAACAGTTGATGATGTAAGTTACACCTACATTGTTCCTGAGGCAAAAACAGTATATAAATCAGGTGGAAACTGGCAAACATCAGTTATTATCAAAGAAGGCACACCACTTACTCACCGATTCACTGTAAGTAACGTTACTCCTGAAAGATATATTCTACCAAATGCTAATGTTGACACGTCAAGCATTAAAGTTACAGTGCAAGAATCTGCAGCAGACACAACTACTACTGAATATACAAGGGCAACTAATACAAATCAAATTGGTGCCACTTCTGCTGTTTATTTCCTTGAAGAATCAGCAGATCAAAAATACGAAATTGTTTTTAGTCCAGGAACTTTAGGCAAACCAGTTAAAAATGGAAACATAGTTATAATTGAATATTTGGTTTGTAATGCTGCGGATACCGATGGCGCAAGCACATTTACCATAGATAATTTAAATTTAGATGTGTCCTATACTTCTTCATCTGTAACAACCAATCGTATTTCTTCTGGTGGTAAAAATCAAGAATCTGTTGATTCTATTAAGTTTAATGCACCAAGAAACTTTCAAACACAAAACCGTGCAATTATTGAAAACGACTACGAACGAATTATCATCGGAGAAAACTCTGATATATCATCGGTAATTGCCTATGGAGGCGAGAAAGCAGATCCTGCAGTTTATGGTAAAGTTTATGTTGCAATTAAACCAGTTTCATCATTGTTTTCTACAATAAACAGAAAGGCAAAGTTGAAAGCATCAATTGCTGATAGAACTCCTTTGGGTATTGATACAGTTATTATTGATCCAACCTATACATATTTGATACCAACTATCACAAGTTATTATAATGCTACAACTACAACAGCAACACGTGCCCAAGTAGAAGCAGCAATATCTACTGCTATTACAAATTTCTCATCTAACAATCTTGAAAAATTTGATAAGAAATTTAGGTTTTCTAGATTCGTTAGATCTTTAGATAATATTACAACTGGAAATATATTGAATACTGATGCATCTATTGTTATGCAAAGAAAAATAGTACCTTTGGTAAACGTCGCTCAAAGTATAACAATTTTGTTTAATAATCCAATTACAGTTTCAACAGTTTCTTCTTCACAGTTTTCTTTTGGAGGATTTAACTGTTTCTTCGACGACAACGGATCTGGATTGATTAGAATATTTCGATATAGTTCAGGTACAAAGGTTGTTGTAAAAGCAAATGCAGGAACTATAGATTATACAACTGGTAAGGTTATTTTAAATGATTTTGCGCCAACAGCATATGTTGACGATCAACTCAAATTTAATGTAACTCCAGAAAAATTAGATGTGATACCAGTGAGAGATCAAATACTGTTAATGAATGCTGCAGACGCAAAAATAACCACAGTGGGTGAGTACGAGTAATGGCTGTTACAGATAAGATTTCAAAACTGGTTAAAAATCAGTTTCCTGATTTCTATAAAGAAGATGGCGCAAATTTCCTCCAGTTTATGGAGGCATATTATGCGTGGATGGAAACTACAGGTCAGATGACCGATGCTATTCAGAATCTAGAATCTTATCGAGACATTAGCACAACCACCGACACCTTTATAGATTATTTTACAAATACATTTCTTCCTAATGTTCCGAGAGAAATGTCTGCTGATAAAAAGTTGGCAGTTAAGTATGCAAAATACTTTAACCAATCACGCGGAACATTTGAAGCATATAAACTTTTATTTCGTGCAGTATATGGCGAGGACATTGCACTCAATCTACCTGCTGATCAAATCTTAAAAGTTTCTGATGGCGACTGGAGAATAGATCGTTACCTCGTATCAAAATATGATGATGCAACGTATGCTTTAATTGATAAAACAATTGTTGGTGTTGAATCTGGCGCAACTGCTATCGTTGAAGATGTAATTCGCAGAACAATTCGTGGTAAAGATATTATGCAGATTCTTCTGTCTAATATCGTTGGTTCGTTTTATAATCTAGAACCGATTAAATTAGAAACTGATACTGATGGAACAGGGCATGTTCCAATTATAGAAGCTGGTATTAATAAAATAATACTTTCTTCTGGTGGCGGACAATACGCAAAGGGAGATGTCGTATCAATTGTCTCTAACGACATTGGAGAATTTGGTAAAGTTATTGTCACTGACACAGTTGATTTGAACGGTGTATTAACTTTTAGCATATCTGATGGTGGTTCGGGTTATCGTGCTTCGACAGTAGATCCTGGTTCTGACGTCGTTATTGCTGGCGGAGATGGAACTGGAGCATCATTTACAATAGAACCAGATGATATTGATAACACCTTTCCAGTCTTTTTAAGATTAAACGATAATATTATTGGAGATAGAACTTTATTTGCAACAAATGCTCCAAGAATAGCAAACGTTGATGGTAAGTTGCGAAGAATGGAAACATTCGCCAACACTATCATTTGCGCACCAAGATATGGATTTCCAGAAACAACTGCAGCGGTTGCATTTCAAGACTACCATGAATATGCTGGAGCAATATTGCGTGTCGCTAACACTGCAGAAATATCAGTTGGAGACGATCTTTTTGGAAACACCTCATTAGCAAATGCTGTTGTTACTTCAATTGTAAGTGCATCAGCAGGCGATTCATATTTTAAAGTTAGCGCATACAAAAAGTTTAGTGCAAGCGAACCACTACATTTAGGTTCTAATGGTGGTGCAAATGTAGGAAGTGTAACATCATTTACAGCAAATACTTTTGGGAATCATGTTTTAAATATTGCAAACACCTATACTATTTCTTTGGGTGATGAGTTAGTTGGCGCATCTTCTAATGCATTTGGAACTGTGACCGAAGTTATTGCTTCTGCCGCATCAAATACTTATGTTAGATTAAGTGCTAATGCAACGTCAAATTTATCAACTCAATTTTCTAGTGGTCCAATTAGAGAGTTTGCTAATAACGAAAATATACGCAAGGTTGGTTCTGTAACAGTAGTTGGAACTTCTAAAAATAGAACATCAAATGTGGAAACTGAAGATGTTCACACTAGATTAGTTGATAGTCTTGTTTTTGCTACAACTTCAGTTGGCAGTGTAATTTCTCTTTCTAGTGTTAATGGTGGAACAGGATATAGTACAACTCCAACAGTTAGAGTGTTTGACCCTGATGTAACTAACCTTGAGATTAGAGATTATTACATAACGCTGCAAAGTGATGATCAAAACTGGGGAACAGGAAACTCATTCTTCACAACTTTAAGTGCTGCAGATAGATTAGTACAAACTTCAACAGGTGCTTCTGGATATGTTATTGCTTCTGCAAACACAGGAACCCCAATCGCTGCAACTCAATATTCTAATGGAACATACGAGACTTCTATAAGAGTTTGGCAGGATGTTAGACAAGCAAACTTTACTGCGTTTGCTAATAACGCATCTATAAATCTTGAGACATACTTAGGTTCATATATTCAAGGAACTCCTTCACCAGATACAAGAACTAAAACTAACGATGGAACTGCAACCGTTGTAAGTATCAGAACAGATGGAATTTTAGGAAATAATGCAATAATTACAAATTCTATTGGTGCTAATGGTTCTATTACTGGGTTGCGTGTTTTAGATTCTGGATTCTCTTATAAAGATGACGAACCAATTACACTTGCTTCTAGTGGAAGAAACTTAGCATTTGCAGCACAAGGTGCATTGTTATTAAGGGGTGCAGCAAACTCAGAAGGATACTATGCTTCTTCAAGAAGTCATATTTCTAGTACACGTGGTATTCTTCAAGACGGAAGATACTATCAAGAATACTCATATGAAATTATTTCCCCGATTGCTTTGCAACGATATCGTGACATTGCTCTTGAGTTAGCGCACCCATCAGGACAGGCATTATTTGGTAAATTCTCATTGCAATCTAATGTGTATCTTGATGTTGTAACTGCAGTTGGAAGCAAGAAAAGACTCAAGGCAAACGGAACAATTTCGATTACGCAGAACAGTAGAAACATTATTGGTACTGGAACATCTTTAACTGGCAACTACGCTAACAGCGGTGAAATAATTGTTGAATATTCACCAAGATCCTTCTATACTTTACGACTAAATAAGGTATCGAACACTACTTTTGCAAACACAACTATCGCTTGGTCTAATACTAGCATTTCTTCTGCTAACATATATTATACTAGCACAAGCAGTAGTGCAAATATTTATTATCAGGTAAGCTAATGGCATCTTACAGATACGCAACTAAAGAATTATCTATAACTAATGCAAAGGCATTCGTGCGTAATGCTACAATGGTAGCAGGCACTGCCTCAGATGAAGACGGCAGAAATACAAAAAACTCTATCATACTCTATGTTGGAGTAGGTAGAACGGAAGATTGGCCAGCTGAACCAAATCCATCTATACCTGAAGATAACGATCAATATCTTAGATATCAAACACACCGCAATATGTTTGGTGCGAAAAAAGTTAGAGCGTCAGATATCAGTCATGTTACAGATCGACACGACTGGACTTCAGGAACTGTGTATTCGATGTACCGTGACACAGATACCGATATGTATGAAAGACAGTGGTATGTTCTAACCGAAGACAATAATGTGTATGTTTGTTTGTACAACAACAAAGGTGCTACTTCTACGATTAAACCAACTGGGTTTTCTACTGTAGCATTTTCTACTTCTGATGGATATCGATGGAAATATATGTATACCATCGATCTAGGTGATGCAAACAAATTCTTAACAACTTCATATATGCCCGTTAAGACTCTTTCTAGTAGCGATGGTTCTACGGAAGAAGATCGTCAACTTGCAGTTCAAAACGCTGCAGTAAATGGAGCGATTGAGGTTGTTGAAACTGTAACTGTCGGATCAGGTTATCCATATGTTGCGAACGGTGCAGTAACTGCTGGTGGTAAATTTACACTAAGACTTTCTAGTGGTACTGCAACAGGTGCTTCTGCTATCGATAACTTTTACAATGGTTCTTCAATTTATATTTCTGATGGAACTGGAGCAGGGCAGTTGCGTAGGGTTATAGATTATGATGGACCTTCGAGAACACTAACTGTTAATACTGCCTTTTCAACTGTTTGCAATACTGACTCTCGTGTAGTCGTTTCTCCGACACTTACTATTATTGGTGACGGAGCAGGCGCAAAGGGTTACTGTACTGTTAATACACAAATTAATTCAGTTGAAGCAATAACAATGGTTAACAGAGGAAGTAAATATACTACTGCTATCGGATTAATCAGTTCTAACGCAGTACATGGTTCAGGCGCAACTGCTAATGTTATTATCTCTACTATTGGTGGACACGGAAGTGATCCAATTAGAGAACTGGCAGCAGACAAAATTATGTTGAATGTTCAGTTAGACAACAACATGGGAACTTCTGTAACAGGTGCAGGATATACTCCTTCAAATACAGAGTTTAGAATTATCAGCATTATGAAAGATCCTATGCTGAAAGTCAATTCTAATAATGTTGTTATTGCAACGGAAGTTGTAGCAAACACTTCTAACTCACCGTTGTACTTGAGAACTTCTACTAAAATGAAATTCTCATACGATCAAATGGATGGTAGTACACCAATTAATCCATTGGCAGTTAATGATGTGTTAACAAACAAGCGTGTTCTTGACAGAGCAAAAAATGGAACATTAGAATTTATAACTGAACTTGGATCAGTTGAGAGAGAAAATAATGCTCTTGTAAATGCACTTAGAGCAGCGAATGCAACCATAACATATATTCGTGATGCTGAGGATGAATCTGATAATTCGATTTATTCAGTATACATAAATAATGTTGAAAGTTATGCAAACTATCCCGCTTTTCAAGATAATGATACAATTTTGAAGAGCACAAGTGAAACAGAAATAGGCACGGTTCTTGATGTTCAAGGACCAGAAGCGAACACTTATTCTGGTGAAATACTTTATGTGGAAAATATTCAACCAACACTTAGAGACCCAGATCAAATTGAAGATATTAAAATCATTTTAGATTTTTAAAGGTATATCAAATGTCAGATATTGAAACTAATCTTAATCAAAGTCCATATTACGACGATTTCGACGAGGATAAAAACTTCCATCGAGTATTGTTCCGACCAGGATATGCTGTTCAGGCACGTGAACTTACTCAACTTCAAACAATGCTACAAAAGCAAATTGGAAGATTGGGAAATGAGATTTTTTTAGATGGGGCGATTGTAAAGAACGCATCTTTAGGAGTTAAGATAGTTGATTATGTCAAGTTGAGAGACAAAGATGCAAATAATCGTGTTATTTTGGTTGGTGATTTCTTTTCTGGCGGAAAAATTGCTAATGCAATTGTAACTGGGACAACAACAGGAGTTACTGCACAACTACTTTCTGCTACAACTGGTTCTGAGGACAATGCTCCAGATTACATGACAATTCATGTAAACTATACAAACTCTGGTTCTAACAACACCGTAAAGGGATTTTCAAATAATGAAACCCTTATAGTTCGCAGTGCTTCCAGCAACTCATTTATAGTTGCAGCAAATACTATAACAACTGGAGCAACAGGATTTGGAATGAAGGTCAACATACGTGATGGTCTTATATACCATAAAGAAAACATAATCAAATTAGAACCACAAAGTTTAATTTTAAGCAAATATAGTGTGACACCAAATGCATATATTGGACTCACTACAACAGAAACTATCGTAGATTCTAATGACGACCAATCACTATTAGACAATGCTTCTGGATCATCTAATTATACTGCTCCTGGTGCAAATAGACTAAAAATAACACCAACGTTAACTGTTAAACCATTTGGATTTGCTAACACTGCATCGTTTTTCCGCATTGCTGAAGTTGTTAATGGTGTAATTAAATTAAAACCATTAGACAGACAACTGTCAACGGTTGGTAAATTTGTTGCTGAAAGAGTATATGATGCAAGTGGTAACTTTGCAGTTACTCCATTTAACATTCGAGTTCGTGAACATTTAAATAAAACCAATTCTTTGGGAAGACTAAGTGTTGCACAAGGCGGAAATGGAAATAAATTAATTGCTGAGGTTGAACCAGCAATTGCTTATGTCAATGGAGAAAGAATTAAATTAAATGTAACTGAGATTTTAGAATTAGACAAAGCAACTGATGTCGACACTGAAGACGCTGTTGTTGTTGGTCAGCAATATGGTCACTATGTAAACGTAAAAGAAGTTGTTGGTACTTGGGACTTCCAAGGATTACGCACAGTTTCTTTGCGTGATACTAGACAGCACGGTATTTCTGGAGAAAACTTAGGTGCTCAAGCAGTAAGTGGTACAGAAATTGGTACTGCACGTGTTCGTGGTGTTGAGTGGGACTCAGGTACAGCAGGAACATATAATGCACAGTATAGGATCTATTTGTTCGATATTTCTATGAACAGTGGACAA